GTCAGATTCACAACGATGCCAAGGAGATCTGGCTCATCTTCCAAAACCTGACAGGCAACGATACCCGAAACGCCCATCTCGGCAGCGACATCAGCCACCGTGGTGTAAATACGACGACCCAGTGTGTCACGAACAAGCAGCATACTCGTGATAACGGGTAATGTCGTGTAGAATGTGGGCGACCCAGAGCCCTTGTAGAATCGCATGGCTCCGACAATCGCGTCTGACAGCTCGGTCGGACTCGAATTGGCGTCACCAAGGTTGACATTGATCGTTGCCGCATAGAGATCGTCGTCATTCAGGATCGAACGAATACCAGCTCCCTGCGGAGAACCAACTGGATCCAGAATATGATCCTCGTCAGAAACATCGCGGCCATCACCGATGAGAACGGCACGAGCAAGCTCCTCATCGAGCAGGAGACGCATCTCACCTTGAAGCCAGGTCACAACGTTGAAATCCGTGATGTCGAGAATATCATCACGATCCAGCTTCTGCTTCTTGTAAATCGTGGTCGGCGTAGTGATACGCTTGGACGCACTGATGAACTCTTCCTTCTTCAGATTGCCCTTGATGTAACCCTTTGCGCGAGCTTCCTCGAAGGTCAGATCAGCAACCAGCGACTTGATGCGAGTGAATGGAGACTTCCTTGTACCACTGAGGACGCCCTTGACCCACTCAACGCGTCGACTATCGAACTCCGGCGTGTCGGTGACAGTACGAACTTCCGGGAAGAGAACGTCGATGTTCTCAATACCATGCTTGAGCGCGTACGCCTCTACCGCACTCTTCAACGAGCCGATACGCTGAGCATCTTCAAAGATACCCTTCATGGCGTCATGAGTGAGGGTGTGCTTCTCCTCCTTCTTCTCACCCGTCTGCTCAAAGACGTTACGGGTCATGCGTCGTCCTTCCTCTTTATCATCGTTGGACTCATCGGAATGAGTTGCCTCATCACCAGTTTCACCTTCGAGCGCAGCCCCGACCATGTAATGGACGACAGCCTTCTGCTCATCCGACATTGAATCGTAAACTTCTTGAACGGTAGGACTATTTTCGACAGCATCCTCTACATCGCCCGTATCTTTGGGATCTGTCGTATTCGTCGTATCTGTCGTTTCACCATCTGCGTGACTGAGTTCCAAACCGGTGTAGATAATGGCCTCATCTTCCAACGTGACTACATCACCATCAGAGTGAGCCAATGTAATGTTGTCAATGAGTGCCCCGGGATTAGCACCAGCCATAACCAAGCTCAATTCACGAATGAATCCGTGGATGACCTGCTTGGCCTTCTCGGTCAATTGGTTGGCGTAGATAGAAAGTGACTTGATGTCCTTGTGCTGAACCAGTGTTCTGGCACTCTTCGCCGAATCAGTATCATTGAAGTAGCCATAGGCATAGACACCATCGTCACGATGCTCGAGAACTGCATGACCGAGAACGTTCGCTGGTTCATTGTGACCATGCTGCCAAACCAACGGAACAGAGATCCCGTCTTGGTGCTTAAACGCATCGGGCATAATCGTTCGGCCATCAGAACACTTGAGACCAGCCTTTGTGGCATAGCCACTGAAGTCGGGCGTGGCCTTTTCTCCCATTTTGAATGCTCTCCTTAAGTTTGGATCATCGGCCTTTAGCCGTTCGGGTAGCTGCCACTTCCATTGCTAGAACTATTGCCATTGCTTGAGCCAGCGCCAGCAGGTTCAGCACTACCATTAGCACTCGGATTCGGGGCACTAGTACCTTCTGAGAAACCGGAGATTGTCTGACCTCGAATGTTGCTGTTGATAAGCTTATCTGCCTTCGGATCCTTGGCTGGCCTGATCCCAATAATCTGTCGAATTTCATTAGCTGACAGAATCTCATTACGGCTGAAGACGTCCGCAATTTTGGCAATGTTCTCAATTGGAATCAACGAAAACGGATCTTTGAAATACATAATTGTCTGCATCTGCGTCCGAGCAGTCTTAGTTAGGAAAGAACGAGCCATCGCTTCGGTAATAGCTTTGAGCGTCGGCTCAATCGTTCTGTTCCAATAATTCAGCATTGTCTTTTCGTCAGCTGTTCCATTCATGACTGCGTCGGTTAAACCGAGTTGACTATAGAGCAGAGTAGTCAAGAACTCGATTTGCGTCATGAGATTATTCTCTGCCGGACGATTGAGCTGAGTGATTCGTTCCGTCCCATCCGTATAAGCAATACCGTATTGACTACCTTTAAGCTGAAACTCAATGTCTTTGCGTCGTTGTTCCGCTTGTTGACGTCGAGCCTCCGATTTGATCACATAAGGGAGCTGAATGATGAGATCAAGTTTCCCAGAAGCAGATTGTTCATCGACAGCATCCAAAAGGTTCAACTTGTAAAGCAAACGTTGAAGAGTTGAGTTTGGCTCATTCATTACGGCGAACAAAGGATTCTCAACTATAGCTACTGAAGTTTTTGGAAGCGTAATTTGTTGTCTTATTCCAAGCTTCTCATTATACAACCAGACTTGCACATGACGAGGATACCATTGCGTTATCTCGCCAACACGCATAGTTAGAATATCGTATCCTCCAGAGCTCATTCCCGGATCAATAGATGTATCAACAGGAACAAGAGCAACGACACCCTTGTCAAATATGGTCAATGCGACATCCAAACGAAAGGCTTGAGATGCTTGATCTATATTGGCTTCAACTTGAAGACAATTTTGTAGACCACTAGCTATATCGTCAACATACCGCCCTTGATCATCCAACCGAACATGACGCATGTCAATCGTAGCGAGATCAATAGCGAGCCGCGTATAAATTGCCGAAACAATCGAGCGTTCATTTGGAATTCGGAGTCTTGTTCGATCTGGTCTGTACGCATAGCCAGCACCGATATCTCCGTTATAAGCTTTGAGTGATCCATCCCACTCTCGATTTGTGAACACATTCCAAGCGTGTTTTAACGTTGCGCCAAACCCCAACGAATATCACCTCCTCTCCTCAGACGCTTTATACATGGTATCGTAAGAATCTTTCAAATGCGGCCAAATTTTATTCCGAACATCATCCAAATTATTTATCCCTGGAGACATAGATTTAGGAATAACCACTTCGTGTAGAATTGGGCGTCCTGAAAAATCAACCCTTTTTCCAGGATCAGGGAATCGAGCAGCAATCAGACCCCCTGGATGTTTTTCGAAAATTTCACGTGCATTTGAATGCGCATGTGGGCCTAAAGTTTTATCCCAAACATTAAAATGATCGGGAGTTCCACCCTGTTTGAGAAAATGCAATCCTTTATTCTTTCCCCTAGCAAAGTGAATAACACTAGTAGGTTCTTGAATAGCCTTTTCCACAGCTGGAGTAGATTTAGCCGCTGATTTAGCAATAGACGAAATAGGAAGCTTTCCACTTTGATTCAATTTATACGCAACAAATGCAGTACCTGCAACAGCAACAAGAACGCCAGTACCTATAGCTACTTTCTTAGCTGTTGCTTTTCGCGAAGATGATTTATCGGAAGCTGAAGAAGGCCCACTTGTTCCGCTTTCGTTCCGAACACCCCAATGCATTCCTTTGATACCATGATGAACAAGTTCCTGTGGGGTGCCTGGTTTTTCGATAGGACACCTCACTCGAAGGCCTCCTTATTGGCTTTGTACGCAATGTAAGCGTCCATAAGAGCAGCCACATTATCGATCTTCTCGTCTTGTCTTCTCTTGAGAAGCTTTCGGTTACCGTTAGTATCTTCCAACGTAATCGCATTACCCATCGCAAAAGACATTAGTGCCTGATCAAAGATAAGTAGCCGCTCTTCACTAAGAATTTTGAGTTCGCCTAGAGGAACCGATTCTGTCTTAGATCCTTGGATAACCTTTTCAATCGCATAAGCTCCGTTTTCCATCTCCCAGCGAGCGACGAATTCTTTTGCGTTGTAAGGATCAAACCCAAGAGTACGTACATCGTATTCTGACGTCTGAATAAATTGATCAAGATCATCGTAGACTTCCATCATGTCAAGAACTGTACCTTCCAGAACATGAAGACTTGCTTCATTGATAAACTCCTCATACTTCGCGCGCATAGCACCAGGAAGTTTCATCAATGTCAATGAAGTGATGTAACTACGAGTCTTGACTCCGAATTTCTCGTGCCCCAAAGGAAAGAGAAAAGTGAATGCACAAAAGTCGTCGCCTTGTGACAGGTCAGCCCCAAGAGCACACGGCAAACTCCAGAATTCACGTTGACGATGTGGAAGAGTCTCTTCGTATGTGAAGAAGTACGTGTAACCTTCCATGGGAATCCCAAATCGCTTGGCCAGAATGTCATTACGAGAAGCAGGAGCCTTTTCCGCTCGTTCGACATCTAGATGATACGTTTCATACGAAATCGTAGCCCCAAGATTTGGATTCGCCTTCAACCAAGTTGCCGGATCGTTGACTTCCTCGAGCTCGTCAAGTTTGTAATGCCAGATTGAAACATGCGGAGCTAGATACTCACCCTTAAGAATGTCAGCTAGCTCCATTTTGATTGTGTCGCCTGAACCGGCTCGAACGGTTCCTTCCGAAGTAATAGCTACAATCAGATAGTCTTCTAGCTTCGAAGCTCCTTGCTCAACTGCCCCCACAACATCTTCACGCAAGTCTCCAGACAGCCATTCGTCAATAGTGGAGATCTTTGGACGCAGACCTTGTAACTTATTAATGGCCATAGGTCTAACTTCAAGTAGTGATCCGGTAAGGAAGTTCTCGACTCCCTTTTTGGTTGCGGCGAGCTTGACACGATTAGCCCTCGATCCAGTTGTGTTCTGAAGCGAGCCTTCTGTTAAGAATTTAAACAAAGGTCCACGCGCGCGCGTAATAGACGTGCGACATGGAGACATGACTTCGTCAGCTTGCTTCATCGTAGGAGCTGTAGTAATCTGATGCGTAGTCGACGTATCAACATTTAGAAAGTAACTTTGAATAGCAGAAGCGTACATCGACTTAGCTGCCCCACGAGCTACGATTAGATACTGTTTTAGAATCAGTCGTTTCTTGACTTGTCGATGCTCATAGTGACCGCCATGATAATCTTTGGTTGGCACATAGACGCTTCGCTCAACAAAGTAATACCAACCGAAGATCTGTTCGGACCAAAGTTTAAAAGTATCTAGAAGATGCAGATCAGACCCATCGGTCAACGTTAATTCATTCTCACAGAAACGAATGAACCCATCTACTGCAGTATCATCATAATAAATGTTAGGGTTAGCAATGAGAGCGTCAATCCGATTCATCTCCATAGAGACTTCGCGATTTACAGGAATTTCTCCTCGCACAACTGCTTCGCGAAACTGTCCATAGTAGATCGGTGTCGCAGTATTAGACAGACTCAATGCTAACCCCCTTCCTTAAGCTAGAGCAGCAGTCATTGCAACTTTGGCCGCACCCTTAGCAAGCTTTTTCTTAGAAAGCTTTGACACTACGGTCATAGCTTGCTTCTGACCTTCTGGCGTCTTCAAGAATTGTGTCACGTGTTTGGCGCCAGCTTGCAACGGAGTATCAGGCTTCAACCTCTTGGTGTTCTCTTCCAATTGACGACGTTCGGTAAAAGTCCTCAATTCAGAATTTGAAAGAGCATGTGTGCCGCTCTTATTGAGCTTCTGTTGAACTACTTTAGCGGCAATAGCATCAGGATGGGCTGGTAAACCTTTCCCACCCTTAGTTCTTATTACAGTTTTAGCTTGTGGGTGAGATCTTGACTTAACTGATACTTCGCCCGAACTCCTGGAACCGCCACTTGATCCACCTCTCCTGCTCACACCCCATTTCATACCCTTGACCCCATGATGAGCAAGCACCCTTTGAATAACTTCTTCGTTATCCATTAGCTACCTTCCTTGGGTACCAAGGATACCAAGGCCAATCTGGGTCTGTGGGAGGAATTGGGTCTGGATCGGGATCTACCCATCCTGTTTCCTCTCGATGAACATTTAGACGCCACTCGAGTTCCTTGATCTGTTCATTAAGCGCAGCAATGACAAATGACGTTGATGGCGGATCGAACAGCATACGAACTCGCAAATATACATAAGTTTTGATTGAATTGTATTGAAGATCATCAGCCATTACGAGAAAATCATCCCAAACAGCTGTTTCATCTTCAATCATAAAACCTTCGGCAGGGCCAACGCCCAATTGGGTGAGCGTAGAAAATGCGCTATTAATATGTGTTGTAACATCAGGATCAAAAGCGGTATATGACGCATCAAGTCCTAATATCTTTTTAGTACTGGTGAGAATACTAGGATCCAACTACTCACCCCCTTTCGTTATCGGTGAATTGCTCCAAGAAGCCAGATAATAACTATTACAACTACAACAAAAGCTAAAAGATAGAAGAGTAGATAAAGAGGATCGCGCCTCATTTCGGCAAGCCCGTAAAAGCAGCCTTTTGCTTGCCTTCTTCACCACCATTCCAAGATGTTTGGTTTGGTTTCTGCCAAGTATGAACAGGATCACCATCAGCTTGCCGACCAAACAACTCAAGTGTACCTGTAGCAGACTTTGATGCTGACAAACCAGAAATCTTCTCGTTTGACTTCAACAGCGTGCCACCATCATTCCAATCTGATTCGCCTCTACGCTGATAGCGATACCAAACGGTTTTGCCATCCTCGCCAACCCAAAACACATGATGTACGCCACTCTCTGAAACTGCTGATGCAATCAAATCTTCATCCTCCTCTGAAGGTGCGGGAGCCGAGCCACCACGAGCCAAGTCAAGAACATGGTCCATGGGAAAACCAGATCCACAGTCCCAATGGCCCCCACCACCTGAACCTAGATCAGCGTGCTGACAAACACCTCGGCCAGATCCTTGAGCAGCTCCAGCAGACAGCTTTGTGATAGGAATACCGAAATGTGCAGCTTCTTCAGCAATCCATTTTGCACAATTGTCAAGCATGTTGCGATGGTTGTTCATCCACTCATCACGTGACCACGAAGCAAACCCACACAGCTCGATTGCAACAGCAGCAGGATTGTAATTAGCTTGGGTCCATGCTTTATTGCCACGCTTGACATACTCGCCAATCGTGTTGACCTTGTCATCGGCACCAGTATGACTGCTAGCTCCTACATCCCCTTGAAAGAAGCCGCCTAGAGATTCGATAGTTCGGGCACCTTCTGCTGTATGCAGAACAATGAGTCGGACGCCGCTGCCACCACGGCTGGAATAATTTGGTGAAGGGATCCATACTCGTTTCAGAGCCATCAGGCTGCCTCAGGACCACGACGAGGATCGTCCTGTCGAAGATGGACACGATCTTCATCGTCGTCAAGCGGTGGCTGATGCGGATCGCTAGGTTCTTCATCCGGTTCTGGACGTGGAGAAACATCTTCTCGATCGTCCTCGTCTTCTTCAGGAGCAACTGGTTCGGGCTCATTGGGCAGAACTTGTTCTTCTGTCTCTGTCATGCTTATTCCTTTCCCTTGATGCAGCCTTAAATTGTAATCCAGTCCCTCTTTAAAAGCCTCCATTCGGGCGTTACATAATCTCTCTACGTACCTTACTACACCTCTAATTACGAAGGCCGATCCAGCAACAGTTCCAACAGTAGTTACGATCCCAGTTATGAACTGCCACAACACATAAACTATTCGATTTCTGAATAGTCCCGCTTTGTCAAAGGCTCAGGCGGAACATCAGCTGGTTTGAACTTGTCAGGATCCGATGGAACACGCTGATCTTCAGCCACTTCAGGTGTTTCGGTCTTTTCTTCTTTTACTTCTTCTTCTTTTGCTTCGTCGTTCTTCTCTTTCTTCTTCTTGTCTACCATAACTTAGTGTCTCCTGGTTGTCTTGTGACCGGTCCTCGAGGCAAAAGACTTTCATCTCCGAAATGAATTGCGTTATGAGTTTGAAGCGACGTTGTGACAAGATATCTTGGATCAATGATCCATGTCTCACCATGTTTGATATCATCAGGTGACATAGGATTCATATGATGAACAATCAAGTCTGTATATATCTCAAATCCCTCAATGCCAAGATCACATCCATTATCTCGAACGATTACTGCGTTACGAGCTCGTTTCCACTCACGTGATCTATAGAAATTCTGATTTATCCATCTATCAAACCCAAACGTGCTATATCCGACTTCTCCCACCAATCGAAGATATTCAAAGCGTTCTTCAAACGTTCTCAACCTACGAAGCTCAGAGTATGTCCGAATCCTCGACATTTCCCTCCGGAAGCGGCATATCTCCAGCATACGAACGCATAGCCTTGATAGCATCGACATATAGCTCTTCGATACGCTGTTGAGACTCTATCTGCTCTTTCTTAACTGCAAGAAGTTGATTCTCGTGCTCAAGTCGTTCTTGTTCAAGCTTCTCACGAGTCGAACCAAGCTTTAAGAAATGTGTAATCACCTGAGATGACGCCGTTCCCCCTCGAATCTGCTCTTCAGCAAGGTCAGTAGCCAAGGAAACCATCTCATTTTCCCTAGCCTCTGGAGTTGTCGCGGGTTTGCGGCGAGTTTCTTTACCTTC